CATCGCTTGTTGATGGACTCCATTTAATATATCATACAGCTGGAGATTGGGCTCATACAAATATTACTGGATTGAATGTAACTCATTGTGATAATGGGACAGATTTGGTAGAATGCACAGGAACAGTATTTAGACAATATCCTATAATAAGTCTTAATTTTAATAGTAATACAAAAATCCACCAGTTAGCTCCACTTTTGTCTCAAACAACTTATACTTCATTAGCTGCATGCAAAGAAGCAACCCCTGATTATACATTGCCAAGTTCTGATGAATATGTTGCAGTTGTTCATCATATTTATTGTGCAAGAAGAACAGATTCAACTTGGGATTCTGATGGTTGGGTAGATTTAAGAGAAGCTCCAATAATTGGCGGAGGGATTCCTGATTTATCTATTTATTTAACAAAAGATGGAACAAGAGAACTTACAAGTGATTGGGATGTTGGAAGTTATGACATCACTGCTGAAGAAATTAAAGCAGACTCTTGGACTAATGTATCTATTACAGAAAGTCAAATCAGTGATTTTGGAAGTTATAGATTAGAATCTTGGGACAATTTTACTGGAATACCCACAAATACCCCTACTGATGGAGATACTGCTAATTTAAGCACTGCAAATGATATAAGAGATTATGTGATTGGACTTAATTATTTCGATAGCATATCAGATTTCACTGCTGCGGTAACTGATACTAAATATTGTATCTATGACGGCACTCTTGGGAAAATCAATTGCACATATACTCCTACGGGCACAGGAGACATAACTGGCGTTTATGGAGGGGATAAATATATTATAAATGGTTCTGCATCCGGAGAAGTTTATCTTTTAATAAACGAGACAGAACTTAACTCTTCAATTACTGCATTAGATACTGATACGAATACTTGGTGGGATATTGTAATAAATTATCTTTATAACAATTCTGGGAGTTTGGATATTAACGAAACGAAATTAAATGCTACAATTGATGCAAGGGATTCAGACACAACTTATACTGCTGGCGACGGATTAACTCTTACTGGCACCCAATTTAATGTTACTGCTGATGGCATAGGAGACACGCAGTTAGAATACAATACAGGTCAGGCTCTAACAAGTGCCTCTGCTGTTACTTTCGCTACAATTGATACAGGTCAAGGAGCAAATGAGTTGTATGATATGGATCAGAATGTTCAAACGACTGATGCTGTTACCTTTGACAATGCCACTGTAAGCACACAATTGACCACAGAGAAGATTTTATTTGAAGGAGACACAACTAACCATAAAATGTATGATAATGCAACCTGTGTCATAATAGAAAGCGACACAGTTACTCAGACATGGTGTTAAGATGTTAAAATGGCAAAACGAATCACAAAAGAACGACTCATTAAATATGCTAAGTATGCAGGGTTAGGCAGCATTCCGCTTGGTATAGTTCTTATTATATTTCTTATAAATCTTGGTTCAATTGAAGTCATTGATTATACAAAAGATATAACTTGTGGTGATACTTGTTTTGTTAATGTAACTTTTAAAGCTAACGAAGACATTTTTATTTATCCTTTTGATTCTTCCTGGCTGGAAGTCGATAACAAGAAAGCAGTTCATCTTATTAAAACATATCGGACTTGGGGGACTGGATTAAGAGAACTTAAATTTAACGAAACCTGTAACGGTGCTTGGTGCGGATGTTATTGGTGCGATAAGAATAATCAGGCTAAATATAGTTATGTGTTCAGAAGCGGTAAGACTTACACGCTTGTTTATGAGATTACTAAAGATAGCAAGGCAGACATTAAATGGGGTTGGTTCAATGGACTTGTAGACCCTCTATTGATAGGTGAAAAAGAGACTGATGATATATTTACAGAACTTAAATCTAATGATGGCAAAACTAAAAAGGCTACTTTTGAGATGTATTCTCCATCTGTTTTAAACAGTTCTAATCTTAAGATACATTTCAACGAAGTCTGCGGAAAAGTTAAAGATTATAAAATAAATTATGTAGGCGATTGTTTTAAAGAAATAGATATGCCAGTTTTTGGAAATAAGACCATCTGTGAACCTGACATTGACGAAACTCTTAATATTGTGATTGGTGAGAAATGTTATGATGTGATTGATATAGTTGGGTATGAAACGGTTAATGAATCTTACAATTGCGTAAAGGAGTTAGATGATACTATCCCTTACGGTGCAACAGATTATACTATTGAAGCCGACATTGAAATAGCAAAATGTTCTGATGGAAAGTTTGGTTATTCTATCGATTGGATACCTGAACTGATAACTTTAACAGACGATAAATTTAAACAGGATAAATGGGCTTGGTTTAACCAAAGTTTTGATTACAAACGAGATATTACAGAAGAACCTATTAGCGATTTAGCTTTTGCAGTCAATTCAACTACTGGATTCTGCGATTATACTATTTGGACTAATCCTTTAGATGATGACCTTTCTCTTTATTATAATAACTGTAGCTCATTTGAAATAGTGGCAAACGATACTTCTACTGCTAATTATGAAGTTGAAGAGTTAGGAACAGGAAACAACCCTACTTCTGTCTATGATAATGACTTAGTTGCAGGCTACCATTTCGGTGACATAAGCAGTGATGATATGACTATTTATAATGGGACAACTGGAACTGCTGGAAAGATAGGCAATGCTTATGAATTTGACGGCGTGGATGATTATATAAATATAGGGAATGATACTATTCTTAATGATATGCCTTTAAATGATTTTAGTATATCTGCTTGGATATATGATACACGAGAGGATAATCTTACATTAGGAACGATTTGGGGGACATATATTGCCCCTTCAGGATGGTCACTGAGAACAATATCTAATGCCAGTGGAATTAGGTCAATATATTTTTCAATTCCTTTTAATGAAACTTCATCTACTTATCAATCACTTCCAGGCTCAATTACATCTAATACTTGGCATCATGCAGTAATTGTTTATGATGTAGGAACAAAAACGTCTAAAATTTATATTGATGGTAGTGAAGGTAGTTATGAATTAGAAACGCAGGGGGTTGGAACATATATATCTGATTCTTCAAATATGAAAAACATAGGGCAACTTCCTCATGCAGGGGGTATTCAACTTTTCAACGGCACAATAGACGACATAAGAATCTACAACGCCAGCTTATCCGCCACCCAAATCACCTCATTATATAACTCCGGCAGTGGCACACAACAAGAGAATATCAACCCTGACAATTTAGTATTCCATTCCACTATGGAAAGCGGTGTTGATGTTACCAGTAATGATAATGATGGCAGTGTTTATGGTGCAACTTGGTCAAGTGATGGCAAATATGGCGGTGCGTTTGAATTTGATGGGGTGGAGGGTGGTATATTAATAGATGATGCAGATGAATTCGATTTTAATGAGTTCAGTATTAATGTTTGGATAAATCCTTTAAATATAACTCCACCTGATAACGATGAAATAATTGATAAAAGAACCTCTGATACTTGGTCATGGTATCTTCGTCTTGAAGAAGATGGACACATAGATTTTAATATAATTAATTCAACAGGTGGATCTGTTTTATTAACTACTACAGATACAATTTCTTCTGGTTGGATAATGGTTACTGCTATAATGAACGGAACACATAGTTTATTATATATTGATGGAACTTTGAATAGCACCCCTCTTCCTTTTCAAGGAACTGTTAGAATAACTGATGATAATATTACTATTGGCGCACAAGAATATCTCGGTGATTTTTACCACATGTTCAACGGCACAATAGACGAAGTTCGTATCTACAACAGGTCATTATCTGCCACTGAGATAGAAGAATTGTATAACAACAGCGTAGCAGGAAGGAATATGAATTTAGATGATGAAAAACGAGCAGTATGCACTTATGATACTGGAGATTGGATAATAGACTGTTCAGATAATTGCGAATTAGATGCAACAGATATAAGCGGAAATAATATCATAATAAATCAATCAGGTGCAGGGACAGGTAATTTAACTTTTGCAGGAAATATAACAAATACAGGAAATATATCCACATCAGGATTTAATTCGACTGACAGATGTTATATAAGATGTGATGGTAATGGCTGTTTCGGTTAGGATTTAAATAAATCAAAATTAAAAGGTGATAACATGACAACATACAGTCCATTTCATGAGCAGAAATCGGGAAGCAATTTAAGCGGAAGTTCTGGAGCAAAGAACAGGACTTATGTTCTTGCTAATTCTGATTCTATTCTTGCAAATATGCAGATTTTGATAGATAAAGCTATTCTTCAGCCAGTGACAGATTTTTCCCTTGATACAGATACTGACACACTTACTTTTTTAAACGCTGTCTGGGATGATCAGATTATATCAATAGATTACTGGACTGAAGATGTTGCTGCTGCTCCTGCTGTTAATAATTATTGCACAACTCTTCAGATTGCAAGATTTGCAGGAATGGGTGTAGAAATCATGTTGGAAGAATTAGGAACTGGAGACGATTCAGAAACTTCTTTTGATTCTGATAATGGAAATATCTTGACTGATTCATATTCTGTCAAATATGGAAGTTCAGGAGATAACGATTTAAACACTATGTCTGAAGGAAGTGATTATACAATTTATAAAGACGATGGAAGAATACTGCTTACTTCTGCTGGAGTCACTAAATTAGGAAATGATAAACTTTATATCTCTTATACATATTCTCCTAATCTTAGCGATACACTTTTAAATACTTACCTTGCTCCTGCTGCGAGAGAAGTAGAAAAATTAACTCAGAATTATTTCGGAAGCGTAAAAACCTCTATTGAATATTTTGACGGCTATACAAATGGTTATCCCCAGACAGATTTACCTTTTGGGACTCAGTTAGATAATCTTCCAGAGTTTGAATTAAGTAATCAAAGCGTTCAGTCTATTACTTCAGTCCAATATTTGGATAATACAGGAGATGTTGACTCAACAGTGGATTCGGATTACATTTCTCTTGATGAAGATGGCAGAGTTATTCTTACTTCTTCAACTGTCCCAAATGGTAAACGAAATGTTAAAATTACTTATACTCATGGTTATACTTCTATTCCTGCACAAGTTCAGGAACTGGCTGCAATGATCGGGGGAGTGATGGCCTTGGTTTGCATAGGAAATGGCTCATATGATGCAGTAACGAGTTATACTCTGTCTTCTTTCAGCGCGACTGTAGGAGAACAATATGTCAATATTAAAGAGGTAATAAATCAATCAAATAAAAGAATCGCAACAATATTAACTAACTTGGGTGGTAACTATTCGTGTGCATAAAATCGTAACATTTACTGTTCATCATTAAATCAACAAAAGTTAAAGAGAGATTAATATGGTAACTACAAGAAGCCCAGGAAACATAGGAACTGAATTTAGAAGGATATTTAAAGAGTATTTAGATTTTAAAGGAATAAATGTAACTCTCAGGACATCAACCCGAACATTAGACTCCAATGGAAGGACAACCGCTACATCTACCACGACTTCTACAATAAAAGGAGATATACAATGGGTAACTAAAAAAGACCTCGACAAAGGCAATTTAGGGAACGTCAAGATAGGTGATGGTAAACTATTTGTAAATCATGATTCTGGAATTGATATTGAAAAAGATGCAACATTTTATGAAGTTGAATATAATTCAGAAAGATGGAGACTTCTTTCCCAGATTGATGGCGAACAGATACAAGGAGATGTCGGATTTATGGGTTTTCTAATTCGCAAGAACGCACAATGAAAACTATTGAAGATATATGCTGGCATTTCAATATTGCAAAAACAGAAAGAATATTAAATAATGGCAAAAATGTAGGAGGATATTTGGAAGTAGGATGTTATGATTGTTCAGGATATAATGTTGGATGTAAATATTACTCCCCCCAAATTAAAAAATATAAAGAAGATGATAAATTTTAACATCGAACTAAAAGGATTAGATAAAGGAAAAAGAGCTACTATTGACAAATCTAAAAGAGTTCTGATGAAATGTATGTTTAAGATGGAAGAATTGGCAATTGATTATGCTCCTTTTGATACTGGCTATTTAAGAAATAATATTACTTTATTTCCTGAAATTCTTGCAAGTGAATATGTTCTTACCTCCAAAGCACCTTACTCTGCTGACCTGGAATTTGGAAATACTCCCAGAGATGTATCTTTTTCTGACATTGAAGAATGGGCAAAAAGAAAAGGAATCATATCTGGGAAAAAAGGTGGGGCTTTTGTAAAATATGTTGTTGAAAAGATTAAAACCAAAGGAGTAAATGCTCGACCTTTCCTTAGACCAAGTTTACAGCAGACTCGTGACTTTTGGCTCCCTCAGTTCAAAAAGGAAGTTTTCGGTGAATAATTAGGTTAGGATTTAAATAAACTAACATTCTAAAGAGTAATATTACATACTCAAGTGAGTTAATCTATTCCCAAGTGGGAGATTTATACAATGGGCGAATACATCGCAGACCCACCAGATATGATTATGGATTTTATCCGCACACATCTGGTCGATCCAAGAGCAAGAGCAGAAGCAAGCGAATCAAATACTACAGCTTCAGCTTCAGCAAGTCAGACAGAATTTAATCTCTCTGCTTCTGTTGGAACTGTATCTTGTATAACTGCGGTTACAGTCGATGGCACTTCAAAATCAAAATGGGAAGATTATCATTGGGACTATCAACTTGAACGAGTAACATTTTATACTGCAATGACTGGCGGTGAAACGGTTATAATCACTTACAAATATGGCACAACTTCATGGGTATTTGCTGACAAACCAGATATAAAATTGACTAAAGATTCGTTTCCGAGAATAGCGGTGTTCATGGTATCAGGAAGCGGAAAAAGATTAGGACAATATAATGCTCCTGTTGAATCATCTGCAATGTTTCAAATAGATATCTGGACTCGGAAAGACCAGATTTGGACTATTGACAGCAGGAATTATTCAAATGATTATCATGGGAGATATATTGGAAACAGGATAACTAAAGCGTTTGAAGATAACGAAAGTGATTTGCATCCAGTTTTATATGGATATATCCCTGCAAGTATTCCTCGTGCAGCTCCCGAATCGGTTGAATATTTATCATATCATACAGTTTTAGAAGTTAATTTCAAAGGCATTGATTTAGGCAGGATCGAAACATAAAAATAATGAGGTAATACTAAAATGGTTACAGCAGAAGGATTATTAGGCATCAGGGAAAGATTCATATTAAAAAAAGAAACAACTTATGGGGAAGCTATATCTTTAGTTGGAGCAATAGTTCCAGGATATGATATAATTATCAATCCTACGTTTAATCAAGGATTTCAGGAAACTCTTAACAACGGCACAGATGTAAGAACAGTGAACTCAAAAATTCAAGGCCCTTTAAGTTTAGCATATTCGCTGGCTTATTATCCTGCGAATTGGAGAATGTTAAGGTATGTTTTTGATATAGATAGCGAGACTGGAAGTGACCCTTATACTCATACACTCTCAGTTGGGGAGACTCTTGATTCATTCACCGCAGAATGGGCAATGAGACATAGCACTGATGCGATGATAATAAAGACCACTGGAAATGTGATAAATCAATATAGAATCAATTGGGCTAAATCTACAGGAGAAGGAAATAGTGGATTTATAACTTGCACTGCTAATGTTATTTCACAGAATTATACCACTCCCTCTATCCAGGCAGGAAGTTTTACAGCTTCAGGCGACCCTTTTCAATATAGGCATGCAACTATTACATTGAACAATTCGGCAGTTGTAGAAATAAATAATGGCGAGCTTGTTTTCACTCAAGGTGTGAACGCCAATGATTCAAGATATGCCAGTTCTGCAAATGGAAGAACAATCGGAACCCCTATTGCTACAGTCTTTAGAATCTCTGGCAGAATCAATGTAAATCTACTTAGTACAACTCTACCTTCCCTTTGGGAAACTGCAGCAACTATCTCTGGCACAAATACTATTGTGTTTGAAGTATCTGCAAGCAATAAGATAACTTTTACTCTTACAGGAGTATATTGCGAACCAGTACCGCTTTCAGGAACTAATCTTGAAGGAATAAATACTGGAGATTTCGTATTTACTGCAACAGGGGTTGTACCTGTGTGTATAGATTCGATTCAAAATTGGTGAGGATGAACTAAATGGATAAAAACAACTTTTTCGTAAAAGAGGAATTGAAAGAAATAAAGATAGAAGGTCAAGTGTTCAAATATAAACCAGTAAATTCAGGGGAAGAACTTGATTGGGCAGATGATTACATTGAAGATAAAATCGAGATTATAAATGGCAAAGAAACGATAAAGAAGCATGCCAATCTTGGGAAATTATCTATGTGTAAATTAAGAAACATAATCGAAGTTCCATTCAGTTCTGAAGAATTGGAAAAGATTAGTGGGCTTAAAAAAGATTTCAAAGATTACTCTAACACTGAAAAAGACGAACTATTCAGGAAACTTAATTCAAATTTAGTATTCAATCCACTGGTAAAAGCAATAGATAAAATCAATCAGCATAAAAAAAAAAGTTAATTTCACGTATCATAAACGCTTCAAATGATGAAGAAATCCGTTTGAATAGGGAAGATATTTTATACCTTGAAATGACCAAAGCATGGAATAAAGGGACATGCAGCACTCATGAGTTCAGGAAATGTTTAAGTTCAGATATAGAATTTATAATTGATTTCAATAATGCAATTGCAAAAAAACAAGAACAGAAAGCAAACGAGGAAAGGATGATTAATGCAATGAATAATTTAAATGGGGGAATGAGTCATGGCTGATGTAGGAGAGATTTCGATAACCGGTAGTATTGATGAATCTGCGATAGTGGGAGGTTTAGATAGAATAACTGACCAGCTTAAAGAGATGGAAAACCAATTCAATCAAGTTAATCAACCTATGGCCAGGACTGCTAAGTTTGCTTCAAAGTTAGGAAAATCTCTTATTGCTATTGGAACCACTGGCGTCGCTGCAATGGTTGCTCTTGCAACAAAATCTCCAGTTCTCGCTACGGTTTTTGCAAAAATGGAAGTAAGTACTTTAAAATTATCTAACACTATTGGAAGATTATTAAAGCCTGCTTTTGAAGGTGCAAATACACTTTTAATGAATCTCAACGAAGCCCTTTTAGACCATTCATCTACTGTCTCTACTGTTGCAAGAGCAGTTGGGACAACATTTGAAGATATGGGAAACATTATAACTGGGCAATGGAGTGCAATTGAAGGAATCATTCCAAAAGGGGCAGGTGTTGCGCTTGGAATTAAATTAGGGATGCCGTTTGGATTACCGGGGATGATGCTCGGCGCAGCACTTGGGGCTATTGCAGGTTCTATTGTAGAAGAAAAAGTAAAAGGGGATTTGCCAACGGGGGCAGAAGATGTATATAAAGCCGCTTATGGCACTTTCGCTGAAAGTTTTTTGATCGCAGATGTAGGGATTTATAAAACTCAGCAGTTCCTTGATAAATATTCAAAATATGACCCTCGTGGCGCAATAGGTGGCGCAGGAATCCTTGCAGGATATGCAGGATATGCGGGGGCACAATTAATGGTGGATGCTTTACAATGGCTTGCTACAGTTGGAAGCGACAAAGATAGAGCATTTTCTAACGCAAATGGGGTACATCCAAGCGGAGATTAAATGGCATACTTAAAATTACAGGATTATAGTGGGATTACGACAGTTTCAAGAGCAAGAACAACTAATGTAGCGACTATAATTTTATCTTCTGCTCATGGACTTATAACTGGTGATACTGCCACGATTAGTGGATTAGGTGGAACAGGATATAATGATTCAGATGTTTCGGTCACTGTCACTAATTCTGTCACATTTACTTATGCGAACACAGGGGGCGATGAAGGAACTACAGGAGATACAGCAGGACTTGTTTTTACAAATTTCACATTTCCTTATAACCCTAATTCTATCGAGTTCGGGACAAGTAAATTCGTTGAACAGCGAACTATGAGATATTCTTTTACATTTCTTGGTTTTGCTTCAGCAATCAGGAGCAGCATTACTATTGGAATAAATGGACATTTTAATGGAACTGACAAAAATACAGAATATAGAAGTTTGGTCAAAAAGGTTAATTCTCCAACAATGTTAAGATTATATTTTGAGAACAGCCACGATAAATTTTATCTATGTACTGGTTCAACTGTTCAGAAAGTCCCTACTGGTACAAGACCGCTGCATATAGATTATGTAGGTAATTTCTTTAGTCCTTTTGGAATCCTTTTTGATAACACGCAACAAAGCGGACTCAAGACCGGAAGCGACTCAAATGATGGAGATATGGTAACTCCGATTGAGAAAATAACTGGCAGTGTGACAAGTGGTCAAACTGTGACTATCAAAGATAAAAATAATAATGGTTTCATTTTTAAAGCATCTGCATCAGGAACTATGACTTATTCTATTGTAAAAATCACTTCTGAAGATAATATGACTTATCTTGCAGAATATATGTATGTAGACATAGATGGGACTGAACAGACAATAAAAAATGCAAGCACAAGCGGAGATTTAATGTTAAGACTTGAACCTGGAGAAAGTCTAACCGATATTTTCACTGGTGGATTGGTCGATAATATAACTGCAACTTTTTATTTCAGAAATGGCTGGGCAAGTGATTAAATGGCTACTGGATACGTAATAAACATCGGTGATGCAAGCGCTAAGCAGTTAATATCTTTTGTTTATGAAGATACTCTTAATGCTATGTCTAATTGTCAAGTTGCTTTAGATGGTGTAACAAGCGGTTATTCAAGTGAATTTGATGTAGATAAAGAAATATTTGTTTACAAAAATGGAACTCTGAAATTTCGTGGAATAGTTGTTGCAAAAGATGATTTAACTGCTGGAGGCATTGTCCTTACTTCTTCTGGGATAGAGATTCAATTGACTGACGACAAATGTCCTATGGTGGGAAACAATCTTGTAAGGACATTTACAAGTACTACAGATAATAGCATTATTGATACTCTTGTCACAAGTGTGACAGGTTGGACTGTTGACGTTTCTAATTCGTCAGCTATAACGCCTGCAAGTTTTAGAGTTTCTGCTTCTGAATCTGTCTGGAATGGAGTGATTAGATTAATAGAACAAGTCGGAAAAGATATCAGAATAGACCAAGAGAACAAAATAGTCTATTTGTATGATGAACTTACAAACAGTGATAAATTCTCTTTCATTGAAGGAAAAAATGCAACAGGGATAAAACGAAGCAAATTAAGATCTAAAGCAGGCAAAGTAATCGTTTACGGAAAAGGTGATGGAGATTTCCAGATAATAGGGACAAGTGGAGCATCTACCCCAGTCCATGTAATAATTGATAGAAATATAATCTCTACTTCTGAAGCAAACGCAAGAGCATTAGTTGAATACAACAAACTCAATCCTCAACCTAAAAGATATAATTTTACTCCTACTTCTTCAGTCGATAATCTTTCAATAGGAGATATGGGAAATATAGCAAACAATTCCGCAGGGATAGATGAAGAAGTTGATATTGTTAGGATAAAAACAAGAGTTGATGGAAACGGTGTTGAAAAAGTCAACCTTGAAGTCACAAATCCTGCTTTTCGTCTTGCAAGCAAAAATGCAGCAGAAGCAAGCTCTCAAAGGCAGGCAGGATATAATCAAAGCCAAAGTGCAATGCAAGGAAGCGGAAACTTATCTCAATGGGGGGCAGGAATAAATGCAAACAATAGCGTATCTTTGAAAGTGAATTTTGAAGTTAGTGCTGCATATTTCCAAGATGAAGCAGGAAATTTAAGAGTAAGCACAATGACTCTTGATTATGATGTAGATAAATATAATTCTCAATATGGTGGTGCAACATTTTCTGGTTCTGATCCACAAGTCCAGAATAGCAGTTCAAATACCGAACCAGATGTAGAGAATAGTAGCGGATCGACTGCGCCAGATGTAGAGAATAGCAGTGGAGCTACTGCGCCAGATGTAGAGAATAGCAGTGGAGCTACTGCGCCAGGGGTTACAGGCACAAGTAGTTCGAGCGGGGAATCAACTTGGACTACAGATAATTCAGGGAATTCTGTAACTGTTGGCTCAGGGACCCTTACTGATTCTGCATGGACAACTATAATTAATGCAGGAAATTTATATATTCATTCTGATTTAGTATTTTTGTTTGTTACATTTAAAAATGATAATGCAGTTAATAATCGGTCAATTAGATTAAGGGCAGTTATTGATGGGAAATATTTTCCTCATTCTGCTGGACTTTTTACTAATGTAGATGCTGGGGAGTATGTTACAATGCCTATATTATGCCCAGTTGATATTTATGGGGATAATGTCTATGTTCAGGCACAGACACAATCAGGGGACATGAGTTATGAATCTACTTGGAATTTCCAAGTTTTAAGTAAACATACTCATGGGGATGGAACTTATGCTACTGTAAATCATTCACATGGGGATGGAACTTATGCAGCAGCTAATCATTCACATGGGGATGGAACTTATGCAGCGGAGAATCATCTTCATGACGATGGGACTTACAATGCAGCCAATCATTTGCATAATGATGGAACTTATGATGTGAATGCAGCGGATTTGGATCATATAAGCATAGGTGATGGAGTAGGAGAAGCAGGAAGTGTAAACGCAAGTCAAGTATCTATATATCTTGATTTTTGGAATACTGGGACATCTAATTGGGATAATAAACACTCTATTTTAAATACTGGAAAAACTCTTGACACTGGGGTAGACATCACAGATAGTGGGACTTATCCGGATGCTGTGGGGTATTGGAGAGTCAGAGTAATTACTGATAATGCAACGCCTGATTTTGTTCAAAGTATTGTCAATATAACTCATGAATTAGAAAATTAGGAGGGAAAAATGAAAATAAAAATCATTGATGTATATGAAAAGAGTGGACAATTAAGAGTTGAATTGGAGCATGAATATGGCAAAGAGAATATAGGCCTTTCGCTTGATTCAAAATATCTTGGAAGGGATGGACAGCCAAGATGGAAGTCTGAAGTAAAAGAACTTATGCAGAAAAAGTATGGCAACAGGAACAAAGACAAAAGTTTACCTGTCAAAAAGATGTTTAAGGAAGAGATAGGTAAGACTATTGAGATATGAGGTAAAATATGAAGTTTGAGTGGATGAAAAGATTAATGAAATGGATTAGTGGCATGATTACTTGGAGCCATAAACAAAAAGAAGTATTTAATCAAATGTCTTATCTGACTGTAAGTTCAAGTTCAGTATCTTCAATATTAAAAGACAAAGGAATAACAAATTTTCAGATCACTGACCAGAATTATAAATTAATCAGTAAAAAAGATATGATAGAATTTATGGAATATAATTTTGCAGGATTAAGAAAATATGTTCCTGAAGTTTATGACTGTGATAATTTTTCCGCAGTATTATATGGCCAGATGAGTTATGTCTTGTCTGGATTTGCTGTTGGAATTGTTCATGTCAAGACAAAGACTGGCGCACATGCACTTAATTGTTTTATAGATTTTTTTCATAATTTTTATTATATTGAACCTCAGACTGGGAAAGTATTCAGTTTTGCTTCAGGAACAAGAAAAGGATATAAACCTTATTTTGCATTGATTTAATCGTAATATTTAAATATCTATGCCTCACTTCAGACATTATGAAACAAAAAATAAAATATTTAGGGATTGTATTCGTTTTTATTTTAATATTTTCAGGGTGCATAAACAAAGAAATTGAGATAGAAGAACCCATTGAACAAATCCAATATGAAGTATGGGTTGAGGAACAAGGATCAGTAATTCAAACTAATAATACATCTAAAATAAAAGAGAGCATGAGACAGTTTGAAATAATCAGAATAGACATAACTGACAGAATAGAAATAGATATTGAATTTCTTGACGATAGAAGCAAACAACGATTTGTTTATGCTCTTAATCAGGGATGGGAAATAGAAATAGATGGAGAACAGAAATTTATCAGAAACATCAAACAGAGAGTAAGTGATGGTGAATTTGACAAAAAGGTTGCTGAAGGGATAGACATAGACAAAATCAAGAAAAAATACGAAGGAAAAAAGTTTAAGTGAGGTAAAACTATGGAAATAAATCTAATTGCATTAAAACCTGCATTGACTCTTATTTTAATCCCTGTTGGGCGCAGTATTTGTGGGTGGGCGACTAAAGCACTTGAAGATGGAAAAATCAGCAGATTCGAATTAAAACAGCTTGCTTCCACAGTTGTAAGAGTTGGATTGATAAGTGTTTCTGCTTATGTAGGATTGAACTGCGCAGGTATAGACGTTCCTGCTGTTTCTGCTGCATTAGGAGCAATCATTGCAGACAAACTGTTCAAGGCTCTTAAATAGAACAAGAACGTAACAAAGCGGTAACTCTGCTATTTTTTTCTTTTTTTAGTATCTTACTACTTCTAAAAGATAGTTGCTTAAATCGGATGTATAGATGTTTGAATCAATTACCAATATCTAACTATTTCTACCAATCTGGTAATTAATTAGTTTCTATATTGAAAAGAATTAAATTAGGACTAATTTCTTTTTTATTTATTTACCATATTGAAAAGAATTAATTTTATTTATTTACAGTATTGAAAAGAATTCTTCAGTATAGAAATATTTATATAATCAAGGGTTTAGAAAAATAGAATATTAAAATAAAAAAAAGAATAAGATACAATATAATGAGGATTATAGAGTATCTTGTTCTGAAGTATATAAACTTTTCGATTATATTAGTTATATTCATATTAATCTTGTAGTGATAACCTTGACTTAGACAACCAATGCTGTGAGACTCTTGTGGTTTTGCAGTCCCAGAGATATGTATTTCCAAAGGAAATCTAAATCCATCGGCAGGTGGCAATCAAATTTAGCCGACTTGAAATAAGAAACAGGCGCAGGATAGAATTAATTATTTATTCAATAGTAGAAACAAAAACCAACTATCTTTCCGCAGTTTCGTTGTTTGCTGCGAAAAATAATAAACAATGAGATGATCCATAATAGCTTGGGTTAAACCCTTTGAGAGTGTGAAACACTCTCTCTCCCTCGATAGAATATGTATGGGCGTCTTAAGATATTCCTCGTGGGAATAGGAATTAGATTGACCCCTAAACAAAAACTAAATTTAAACAGACTGGTTTTGGTCGTGTTATCTTAATTGTTTGAAGGGAGAGAGAAAAAATAAAAAAGGTGAAAAATATGCAATTAACAATAAAAGAAAAAGAAATTATGAAAATTTTAAAAACTAAAACATCAGCAGACATAAATACATTTCTGTTGGTATATCGTGATAAGAAATATGCAAAGTTATGTCTTCGAAGATTTATTAATATGTTTAAGATTTTAAATCATACTCATTGTGGCAGATTTAAGATAGACCAAGACAAGCTCAATAAACTTTTAGATCCTGAATTGGTAAAACCTTTTGAGAAAAACTCAACATTGAATATAGATAAAACAATCAGTAAAGCCACATTCTCTCTTAAAGAAGATTGCGAAAGGATTGAAGCATATAATCAAGCGATAATGAAAAGACCTACCTGTAGCCTGATAGACTTGATAAGAGACAAACAAGAGCAGATAACTTGTATTCAGATGGAGTTATACAGAAGACAGAGAGGGAGCGATACTCTTTAATCAATGCTTAAACTATTTAACTGCTGTTTACTTATTTAACCAAACATTTATATAGTAAAGCGATTTATTAGATTACATATATGTAATTAACAAGGAGGCAAACAAAAATGTTCGGATTCAAAAAAAGAAATTATATGGAATGGGACGATTACAGAAACAGGATTGATACAATAGATACTTTTTGTTTTTTTCAGAAAGTAAGAAAAGATAGCATAAGAAATATGCAAGGGGCAGGAAGATGAAACCAATGACAAAAGAAGAAATGATTGAAATGAGATATATAAATTATCTCTGCCTTTATTCAGAGATATCATCTATAGTCACTATTACCCCTGACTTCCCTATAGAAGACTACGCAGAGATAAAAGACCAGATAATATGTGATTATTGCTTTGGAGAAACATATATGTTAAAGGTGAAAAAATGACAGATGAAACAGAAGAGTTTTTGGAAGCAGTCGAAAGTATTGACAATGAAAAGACAAAGAATATTATCATGTCTTATACAGAGAATCAGATTAGGGATTATAAGAAGAAAGTGAAAGAAGCGATTGATAATGGATTTAATAATGACGTCGAATGGAAAGACCATATGAAAGAAAAATTAGGGATAGAAGATGACTGAACTATGTCCTTTTTGCAACAGAGAATGGAAAGAACTGGGTTGTATTTGTGGGGCATATACAGCTGACTCTGACAATCCAGACAGAACTTTTAAAGAGATTTATGGAACTACTCAACGCCAGATAAATATTAGTGAGGGATGAATGATGGAAATAAAAATAAAAACAACTGAACAAATAATCACTGAGAATCAAGAGATTGTAGAAAATATAATGAATCAGAAAGAACGTGTAGAATTATATAATGGTGAATTTGATGAAACATATCTTAAAAAGTGGGTTGCTGTTGATGATATAATTAATTATATTGATGAAGCACCTACAAATACAGATACATTACATGAACTATATAAGTTATTAAAAAAGCAGGAGGCGTAAAAGAATGGAAAAGAGATGTTGTAATGGGTGTAAACATATTGAATCTTGTGTAGAAGAATTATACAAAGATGGGAATATGCCTGATAAGTTTGTATGTAGTAATTTTGCTAAAATAAGGGGGTAAAAATGGGGGTGAATATAGATTTAGTAAAAATATTTAAAGTTCCAACGAAGATTAAATGTCCTGATTGTGGGGATGTATTTGATGCAAAGGAAGATTTAGAAGACCAAGATATTGAAGAATATTTTTCTGAAAATCCTGCATTTCCAGAGATGCATAGCAAAGGCTTGGATGCACATGTGGGTTGTCCTAAATGTGATAACTGTTTAAAAGTAATATTTAAGATTAATACAACTGTTAAATCGGTAGAGGTAGAAAAGTGAAGATAGGATATGAAACTAAGGAATTTCATAAATGGTTAAACGAAAATTTTAATTGGGTTGATAGTGATATAAAAAGATATATGTTCAAAGCTTGGAGGGGTAGGGTAAAATTATTTGAAAAGCAGGAGGTTGAAAAGAATGAGTGAAAAAATAAGATTTATATCTGTTGCAGAATGTGATTATGGTTTTTATGATTGTCTTGATGCTGGTGATTTAGAAAATGCTTCATCTTATTATGAATCTTTAAAAATTCATTATCAAAATAGAGGTAAAAAGATTAAACAATTAAAAGAAGAAATTAATAGATTAACTGCAACCAATAAGCAGGAGGCGGAAAATGGATAAAAAAGAATTAATGCCTTTTAAGAAATATGCTGAAACACAAGGGAAACTATATCATATAAATACAATTAAGATAAATGGAACATTTAAAGATATGGTAACTGGAGAAATAGTTGAGGGAGATATTTTTGAAGCCCATAAAATTGGAAAGGGAACATTAGAAGAAACATATAAATTATATATAGATTGGTTTAATCATGTAAGAGAATTATTTGAAAACAGAAGGGAATTTGTATCTGTAAAGTTGGCGGAAGATAAGCAGGAGGCTGAAGGATGATAAATAAAACACATCCACAAACTGGAGCATATACTCCAGAAGGAATTAATAAAGTATTGTTTGAAGTTATGAAAAAGCTAAATGAGGAATGAAAAATGAAACAAAAATTAATAGATCTAAAAGAACTAAGGGAAGGCAAAAATAAGCTGGAAGATGAATATAACGAAAGATTAGAAGAATTTAAACAAAAATATATATCTTTGATTGAAAGGATACAATGTCATAAAGAAAACATTGATAGGGTGGAAATCGGAATAAGAACTGCTGCATTAGAAAAGTATAAAGAAACAGGAGAAAAGAAGTTAGATTTCGGAGTTGGAATCCGAGTTATGCAGAAGTTAGGCTATGATTCAGATATAGCTTTTGTCTGGGCAAAAGAGCATGGACTTGCAATCAAACTTGACAACAAATCTTTTGAGAAGATCGCAAAGGTTCAAAAACTTGATTTTGTAGAGTATAGAAACGAAGCTATCGCAACGATTCCAAGAGAGATAAAGATAGATTAAAAAATGCAATCAAGACTAACAACAACGCAAGAAGTAAAATATAGTTTAGGATCTTATAATAAATTTGATGATTCTGAGCAATGGATTAGACTTACTGAGGGTTGTCCTCATAATTGCCCTTATTGTTATGAGCCACAAGAATATAAGATTTTTGGCATTCCTGAAATAGTAAGAAATCAGGTTAAGATAATGGACATGAATCTATTGGCAAAGCCTGAAGCATTGCGGATTCTAAAGGGATTAAGAAACAAACGAGTGAATAACAAAGTTGTTTATTATGAAGCTATCTGTGGATTTGATTTTAGATTTATGACTCAGGAGCTGGCAATGGCTATCAAAGAAGCCAGATTTAAAAATATTCGGATAGCTTGGGACTGGTTCATGTTAGACCAATATAAATTAAAAGATTGTCTTAATCTGCTTTATAATGCAGGATATAAGCCCAGAGATATTATGATATTTATGATTTGCAACTGGAAGATTCATTATGAGGAATGTTGCAAGAAACTCGACTTGTGTAAAGTCTGGAATGTTAAAGTAGCTGATTGTTATTTTGATAATCAAGTGAAACACATAGAACCTGTATTTTGGAATGATATACAGATAAAATCATTTAGAGCAAGATGTAGAAAACATAATCAATTAGTAAATTTTGGGATTGATCCAGAAATAAAGAAATTTGATTAATTAAGCGAAAGTATTATATACTTGCTATGTTTAGCAGATTACAGATAAGTAATTAATGGAGGCAAAAATGACAGAAAACCACTTTAATGAACTGATGAAACTCGATGGAAAGGTCGAGAAAAAGAATGGATTAAATTATATAAGTTGGGCTAATGCGTGGGCAGAAGTAAAAAAAAAGTATCCAGACACAACATATAAAGTTTACACAAACGAATCGGGCATGCCTTATTTTGCAGATGATTCTGGCGGATTCGTTAAAGTAAGCGTAACAGTTGGCGGAACTGAACAAGTTTGTTGGCTGCCGATTTTAGATTACGCGAACAAACCGATAGGAAAAGAATCAATTAACTCTTTCCATATAAATAAATCAATAATGAGAGCATTGACTAAAGCATTGGCTTTTGCAGGATATGGGCTTTTTGTGTTTGCAGGAGAAGATTTACCCGAAGAATCAAAGCAAACAGCAAAACCCCTAAGTGGAGTTCCTGAAACACCCTGTAAAACACCCTCAGAAGCACAGAAAACTCCTAAGAACGAGTCTGGAGATTTTAACTTAGTATGTGTAGGCTGTGGAAAAAAGGTTACTCAGAAGGTTTATGACTACTCTATGCAGAATGATAAAATGAGCCTTTGCTTTGATTGCCAAAAAAAGAAAAAGAAAGGTGAAGATTATCTTCCAAAAACAGAAGAGGAAGAAGTAAATTAAAAACGGGGTAAACCAATGGAAAATGTAACAGACGAAGATAAAAAGCTAATAAACGATAGTTTGTGTATTTTAGGGAGTGAATATTCTCACACACGCAAAATATTAGAGGATACATTGAAGAAATATTTAGATATATAAAAGGTGAACAAAATCGGAATAAAACATTTAAGGGAAATAGAGAAACTTTTGAAAAGTAATCCAATTAAAGAATATACCAAAACTGAGATACGAGATATAATAGGCACTAATTATTGGCTTATTATAGATGCTTTGTCTTACCTTTTGCATGAGAAGAAGATAATCAAATTTAAAGTCAATAAAATAGAGAGGTATAAATGGAATCCAAAATGGAGGCAAAAATGAAAGACCCAATATTAGAATCTATTCAAAAAGAAATAAAGGAGTTTAAAGAAGAAATAGCAGATTTTACTAAATGGGAAACAGGACGTCATATACTTGACTTTATTAATACAAGAAAGGCATTTGAATATGGTAAATTAATAGGTAAAAAAGATATGTTAAATATATTAAATGAAAAACAGGAGGCAAAAAATGAAAAAAGAATGAATGGAAAAATAATCCAAAGTTATGATAATAAGTTGTTAATTGAAATATCAGAAGATGATTATGCTTTCACCAATTTTGATGATGCAGAAGTAATAATAGAGATGGAGTGGATTGAGACTCCAGAGATGTAAATGGAATCCAAAACAAAAGAACTGAATCGGCTTGCAAAACTGCATTATGGAATCTTGTTTGAATCTTTAATTTGGTCAGAGCAAGAAACGATTAAATCATTGTATCATTCCAGGAGGCAAAAATGACTGAAGAAACAAAAATAGAACATCAAGCATCAGATATTCATTGGAGCGCTGACACCCTTAAAGATTTTGAAAAACACTTTCCAAGTTTAGAGGGAAAATATATTTTAAAGACAATTGGTAGCGACGAGCCAATGTTAAGTATTCTTGGAGATAAATTATATCCTGAAGATGTTATATCTATACTTTGTCTTGATAGGCAGAGAGTGAAAAAACTCTTATTACCCCTTAAAAGTGAATTAATATCGCATAGTGCTAATCAGAGAGGTTTGGTGATTACTCATAGGCTGTGTGAAGAATTACTTGAAAGGATAGAAGAATTGGGGTTGGAAGAATGAGAGAGATAAAATTCAGAGCTTGGGATAAAATACATAAAAAAATGGAATATAAACTAAATATTGCCCAAGATGATATGGATATTTTAAATTTGTTAAGGGATGGACAAGAATATACTATAATGCAATATACTGGACTCAAAGACAAGAACGGAAAAGAGATTTATGAGGGAGACATATTAAAGATTCCTATAGGTGAGGGGGGTTATGTGCCTGTAATATTTGAAGATGGAAAATTTATTGCATATAACCAATATGATTTTTTAAGGATATTTGACCAAGAAGTAGTTGGGAATATATATGAAGATAAGGAGTTGCTAAAATGATAAGCGTATTCCCTTTGGAAACAGATGTAACAGGAATGACTCATAATGAAATTGTTGAGAAATTTGGAGAAGTGTATGGATTCAAAAACAGGGGAAAAACCTTAATCGCACAGATTGGGTTTGTGATGAAAACAAAATGAGGTAAAAGATGGGAAAGAATAAACTATATGCAGATTGTATATTGATAGAAAAAGATGATAACAGTATGGCAATAGGAAATATCTCTGATAAATCAAAATACCAAAAAGTAAAAATCAATATCCATAAATTATCTTCTGCGATTGAAAGGCTAAAAATGAATCCTCTTAATTATGATGATATAATCTACCTGTTTGTAAAAAAAGATAGACCGATCCAGATAGGGTTCAAAGAAGATTTAGGGATAATAATATGTCCGATTGTGGAGGAAAAATGACTAAAGAGCTAAGAAATATAATTGATTTGTGTATTGATTCAAGAGACCCACTGGCAGGGATATTCAAACGAGAAATACAACAAGAAGCAATCAAATGGATTAAACATATAAGGAAAATTGTCACAACTTTTGACTCAAATATATTTTCACCAAAAGATGTGGTTGGTGCTGAGAAAGCAATAAGAATATTTCTCAAAATAACAGAAGAGGATCTAAAGTGAGCAACTACATAAAAACCCAGGCAGACAAGCATTCAGTTAAACATACTTTTAGCGGAAAATCTCACTTTTTTGAAGTAATAAGTGGGAATAGCGGAGAAAAACATACTGTATCTATCAAAATAAACTGCGATTGCGATTATACAAGCGTTCAAGGCCAAGCAAATGGAACTATGTGTTCTCATGTTCTCTCTGTGCTACGAGAAGTCATCAAAAGCGGAGACATTAAGATAAAACATAGTGATAACCTTATTGAAAAAAGAAATGCCTGTAAACAGCTTGTAAGGTTTAGTAGTCGAAGGATAAATAAGCTAAGATTTGGAGAAAATGAAGGTGACGACCACATAAGCAAGAAAATGGCAATTTGTAGATTTTTGCGCATTTCAGGGAAATCATTTATGACAGAAGCGATTATTGATAAAATAGGGTTGAGGGCAGATATAATTATTTTAGATGATTTCAAAATTATTGAGATAGCAGATAGTGAGTCGGATGAAAGCCTGGAAATAAAAAGAAAAAAGTATGAATATATTGGATTAAAAATGGAGGTGGTGAGAATATGAATCTACAAAAGGAATCTTGGGTTATGATGCAAGATAGGGAATTCCATTATCAAAAACAAGGTAAAATATTATGTGGACTTGGTGGGATGTATGCTCTTTATGAAGAATCAAATCCCCCTAAGAACGCAAGATGTAAAGAATGTGAAAAGAAAAGGTGAGAATATGAACAAAGAATATATTAAAAGTTTATCCAGGGATGAATTGGAGAGGGCGTATATTGATGCTTTAGGATATATAGCAAAAACTGGAAGTTATGTTGAATTTATATTAGGAGAAAAACAAAAAGAGGAATAAAATGTCAAAAATTGAAACTATCGTGAAAATGTCTTTAGTGAAATTAGCAGAAGATTTTCCAAAAGCAGCAAAAAGGATTAAAGAAAAGAACTATTTTATTACAACTGTCCGAGATGAATATTACAAAGATTATTTAATAATTGATTTCACAAGAAAGATAGATTATTCAAACGAATCTGATTTTATGAACCATTCTTCTTGGTTATTTAGTCAATTTGCTCAGAGGGAGAGTTGGTATAATGTTTAAAGAGGGATGAATAATGGAAACCCAAACAAGCACAAGTGTAGAAACAGAAGAAACATGGTTTTGCACAATCTGCAAGAGAAAAGGACATACAGCACTACATCATAAATTACATCCTGATGTTTATGAGGAATAAAAGGAAAAATGAAACAAGCAACAAAAGTTTTAGAAGATATAATCTATAACAAAACTATTATAGAAGTCTTTGAAAGCAGGAAATGGGGATTGTATGAAAGTAATAAAGAAATGGATAAGATGATACTGGGAGGGAGAGAAAAAAAGATATTAGATCTAAATACTCAATATGTTCCACTTCCACTTGTTGAAAATGATAAAAACATTGAAGAAGTAAAATTGTATATTTCTGAATGTCAAACTAATGAACGGTATCCTTATTTTGTTACAGTTGAAGATAACTCTGAAGCAGACAATCAATTCCAATGTGATATAACGGGGGTTTATTTGATTGACTCGATTTTATACGACAATGAAGATTTACATTTGATTATTGAGAAAAGTGTAATTAAATCAGTAGGATTAAATCCTTATATCAATATGCTGAAGAATCCTAATCTTGTGATTAACAGAGACTATTTTCACCAGATGGATAAGCAGATAATGAAAAGCAGGAGGTAAAAATGGGAAATACAACACCAGATACAAATCCAACCATAACAATCCCTGGATATTTGGGTAATTCAACAACACCTGTAATATACTGTCCTAATTGTATGAGAGCAATAAACGCAAGTGTAAAGAAATGTGCTTGCGGGATGGAGTTTAATTAAAATGGACTTAGAACAGAAATGCGACCACTTTTATATTTCCAGGATCCAAAGAGAAGCTAATAAATATATTGATATAGAAGACCAAGGTCAAGGATATTACAAGGTAGGTTGTTATGCTTGTGATGGAAATAATAAAACTTGCAACAAGTATGCACAATTAGTGGACTATGGTTTTATTATGAACGAATGTCAGGATATTGATTTGGAGGAATAAATGTTTATAAGAACTGAGCAAGAAGCAATAAATGAAGGCCCAAGAGAAATAACAGTTGATAATGTGATTCACTGGTCGAGACACTCAAAAGAACTAAACGGAAGCCAAAGAACTAAAGCGCTTAAATTTGTAAAATACGACTGCATTAAATACATTGGAGATAAAATAGATTTGCTTGGAGAATTGAAAGAAAAGTATAAAGGAGCAAAACATATCTTTTTATGCTTGCCTTTGAATAAAGCTCACAGTTTTGATTTCTTCGGTCATTATCTGAACAAGATTCCCTATGAGGCAGATTACAACTTCAGTGAATATATTATCTATAAAGACCTATTTGGCAACCTGATTTGTAATTGTCAGGGGTTCGTTTCAAAGGAAAAGAAAGGAGAACTTATTTATCATGGCGCAAATTGTAGTCATTGTTTGGCACTTTTTTACGCATTCACACTTAAGAAGTTTGGGAACAAAGGGAATAGATAAATGGAAAACAAGAACAAATTCATATTAGATGCTTGTTGTAGTGTAAAAGCTATGTGGTATGATAAGAATCATCCTAATGCAGTTTATATTGACATAAGGAAAGAACCATCTGGTTTTCTTGGATATGGTCGTAAAGAAGAACTTAATCCAGATTATATTATGGATTTTAGAAAGATGGATTTTCCAGATAAAAGTTTTAAACTTGTTGTATTTGAACCACCACATTTAAGAAGTTTGGGAAAGAATAGTTATTTTAGGAAGAAGTTTGGTTGTCTTGTTGCTGAAACTTGGCAAAGTGATTTAAAAAAAGGATTTAGTGAATGTTGGCGCGTATTGGAAGATTATGGAACATTGATATTTAAATGGAGTGATAGCGAGATATCATTTAAGAAAGTGCTTTCATTGATTGAACATCAACCATTATTTTATAATACCAGTAACAATAAAGCCACATCTGTAACTAAATGGTTCTGCTTTATGAAAATACCAATAGGAGGCAAAAATGAGTGAAAAAGAATTGATTGCTGCAAACCAAACAGCGATTAAAGAATTAGGAAAAGAAATAAGAGAGATTAAAGAAAAACAAGATAGAGACATGAAAGACCAATGGCAGATGATAGATGAATTGAGAAGAAAATGCTTTCATGACAATGACTAAAATCTATCTAATGAGAAAATATAAAATTGTTCGATGTCCGAAATGCAGAACTATCCAAGTAACAAGCGCAAGAATATTAAACTGCAAATACTGCGGAAAGAAGACAAGAACAACAAGCGGAAAAACTGCAGGATTCAGTTTAAAGATTTTCAATTCTTTCCATGAATCAGAACAAGCAGGAGAATTTTGCAGAGAAATAAAAAAACAAATCGCAAAAGGTAAAGGAGACTGGTAAATATGAAAAAGATAAGTTACAAAGAAATCATGAAAAACAAGAGATTAGATGATTTTGAAGATGAGATAATTGAAGATGAACAAGAAAAAAGGAGATGAGAAACATGCAATTAACAACACCATTTAAATATATCCAGGAAAAAAAGAATGTAGACAATCCTGAATTATGTCTGAAAGAAATTGCATTTCAATTAAAGCGGATAGCGGACCAGATGTCTTAGTCGCATAGCCTCGTTTGGCAGGTATTGGGTTGCGACAAAGGGTTTATACTTTCCCTTGCATTTTGCCTGATACCTGCTTATACTCAAAATGGAAAGAAAAGAACTTATGCAAGAATTAAACAACTTGCTTGATACTGAATATAACTGGAATAGATTAAATCTTTTAGATCTTAAAAGGCTTGTTGAATCTGTGAAAAAGGTTAAAAGTGGAGATTAATAAGATTCATTGCATGGATTGTCTTGAAGGACTTAAACAGATGGAAGATAACTCTGTAGATTTAATAGTGACAGACCCACCTTATAATATTGGGATTGCGGAGTGGGATAAGATAAAAGATTACAAGAATTTTTGTAGAGGATGGATTAAAGAAATAATACGCATAACAAAACCAAATAAAGCACTTTGGATTTTTGGAAATCAACATAGCACACATATTTTAAGGGATATCTTAGATGACGATTCTGATGTGAGATTTAGAAGTAAAATAATATGGAATAAAGGTGTAGGAATCCCAAATAATCTTAATTTTTCAAATCTTTATGAAGAAATATTATATCATATTAAAGTACCGAATCCAAGAATATTAAAAGATTTTGGGGATTATATTAAAAATAAAAGAAAAGATTTAAATTTATCTTTAAAAGAAATTGGAATATTTTGTGGTGAAGAATGGTATCATAGAGGAGGTCATTTGTATTTTGAAACAGGATTAGTCATCCCTACAGTGGAACAATATATTAAATTAAAAGATGTTCTTAAATTGAATAACAATTATGATATCTACTTTGATAATCATTTTGTTTTTAATTTGGAATCTGTTGGTGTTAAGTGGAAATATGATAAAGACAAAAGGAACAAAAGGGGGTGGAAAAATTGTGGAGATGTATGGAACATCCCCCAATTATCTGGGACTTTTAAAGAAAGATTAGCACATCCAACACAGAAACCAATTAAATTAATCAGGAGAATGATAAAAGTATCTTCAAATGAAGGAGATATTATCTTAGACCCTTTTATGGGAAGTGGCACAACTGCTGTTGCAGCAAAGCAGCTTAACAGAAATTTCATAGGTTTTGAATTGAGCCAAAAGTATTGTGATATTGCCAACAAACGACTTGAGCAAGAGAATCTTAAAGGATGGTTAAAATAAAAGGATTTATATAAAAGGTGTATAATTCTTATATATATGACAGATGAATTCAAAATTGCTACTGTAAACTTAAGACCAGAAGATATAAGTTATCTTAAAAAAAACAAGATGAAGCGTTCTTCTTTTGTCAGGCAAGCAATCCAGGCTCACAAAGAAGGAAGATTTGATTACAATTATTTATAAAATGGGAATAACAATAATTGATGTTAAGATTGTTGGAGAATGCAGTAAGCATGGCGGTAATATGAAGTATAAAGATGGTCGAAAGATAGAAGATAAGGACATTGAGTGCATAATGTGTGGATTTGAATCACTTGAATCAACAAAACAAGGAAAAAACACCGGTGAAGTTATGAAAAGAAGTCCAAAATGACCTCTGTTAATATCCTTAAAATAAGATAATCTATATATGAAAAGAAATCAGAAAATGAAAAAAACAACTAACAAGAGCAAACAAACGACTAAAGCTAAGAAGAAAAAGGTTAAAACCAAGAAAGCAAGGTTACCAAATAATGATAAAAGAACTACTACAAATAAGAATATGTTCCTTAATGCGCTTATCAGAAACAATTTTCATATAACTAATACTTGCAACCAAACTGGGATTCCTCGCATGACATTTTATCAATGGCAAAGGACTGATAAAAAGTTTGCCAAAAAGATGGAAGATTTAAGAGAATTAGAGATTGATAATTTTGAAGATGCTTTCAGGGATTTGGTGGAAGAACGTAATCCTCAAGCTGTTATCTTCGGACTCAAGACAAGAGGAAAAAATAGAGGTTATATTGAAAGAACAGAAGTAGAACATTCAGGATCACAACGGATTGAGTTTAATATAATCCAACCTAAAGGAATCGAGCATAAAGAAGAAAAACAGATTAAGATAGAAAAACAAGAAAGGTGATTAAGTAATGCTTAAAATATCTTGGACTCCTTCTCATAAGCAATTGGAAGCCTGGAACAGTCTTCAAGACAAAACTACGACTGAATTATTCTATGGGGGTGGGGCTGGAGGCGGAAAGTCTCATCTCGGTTGTGTTTGGCTAATTTCTTCTTGTCTCAGATATCCAGGATATAGGGCATTGATGGGGCGTGCAAGACTTAAAAGCCTTAAAGAGTCTACACTTCTTACTTTCTTTGAAATATGCCGAGAATGGGGACTTAAGAAAGATATGGACTATTTTTATAATGCGCAATCATCTGTGATAACTTTCACAAATGGCAGCGAAGTCTATTTGAAAGATTTATTTTTATATCCTACAGACCCTGAGTTCGATTCTTTAGGTAGCACAGAATTTAGCGCAGCGTTTATAGATGAGGCCAGTGAGATAACTGCAAAAGCTAAAAATATAGTGATGAGCAGGATAAGGTATAAATTGGATGAGTTCGACATAGTGCCTAAACTATTTATTGCAAGTAATCCTGCTAAGAACTTTTTGTATAGAGAATTTTATAAACCTTGGAAATCAAATACTCTCCCTGAATTTAGAAGATTTCTTCCTGCCCTTGTTTATGATAATCCTTTTATTTCCCCGCATTATATTGAGAATTTGAAGAAACTTGACAAAAATAGCAAAGAAAGATTACTTCATGGGAATTTTGAATATGATGATGATCCAGCGGTTTTGATGGATTATGATTCAATTATTGATATATTTTCTAACAAGTTTAATGAAGACAGTGAGGCAGAGTTCTATCTTTCAGTTGATGCAGCACGGTTTGGCAGAGATAAGGCTGTCTTGATTCTTTGGCAAGGACTTTATATAAGAAAAATCTGGTGGTATGACAAAAGTTCTGGAGAGTTCCTTAAACAGAAAATTGAAAAGGTTTGTCTACAATGGCATATCCCTTTTTCAAATGCGGTAATAGATGAAGACGGTGTAGGGGGATATTTGGTTGATGGCCTTGAGGGAGTCAAAGGTTTCGTAAATGGCAGCAGACCAGTGGAAGAGATGGGTGAAGATATGCAAGAGACAAGAAGATATAATTACAAAAATTTAAGAAGCCAATGTTATTTCAAACTTGCTGAATTGATAAACAGTAATAAAATAGGCTGTTATTCAGATATTGATATTGAAACAAAAGATTGGATAATTGAAGAACTGGAAGCGATTAAAAGAAAAAATATGGAAAAAAACGAGCAGACTCTTCAGATAATTGGTAAAGATGAGATTAAAGAAAACATCGGCAGAAGTTGCGACTTTTCAGATTCCTTGATGTTTCGGATGATATTCGAGATTGGAAAATCTAATATGGAAGTCTCGATTGAGTGGTAATATATACTGGAGTATAGAAAGGTTTATATACTTTTTATATAATGTTTATATAATGGGTAAGGTTTTGGTTACACCCCTTTTCCTTACCTTAATTGGTTGTCGGCATTATTGCATGAGTATCACCTTGACCAAACCTATGATTCTGCCGACAGTCAATTTAATGGTGAAAGATAAATGAAAGAATACAAACCAAAGAAAAGAAAGAAATTATTTAAAAAAAAAGAAGAGGTATATAAAAACAAACATGGGTCAGATAGAAACCGCAGAAGTGTTAAAAAAACATTATCCAGATTGGATTGATTACAAGAAATTGATGGAATTGACAGGATGCACAAAAGATAATGCTATAACCAGCCTTAGGAAATTACGAAAGCGGACTGAGTGCGAAGTTAAAGTTATTCAGGGAGAAAAAGGTTTCATAACCGAATATCGGATGAAAAGGTAGAAAATGAATAAGAAACAACAATTATCAGAATGGTTTGTTAAGATAGAAAAAGATGGAATCCCAAACAAAAAGATATTTCAGATAGTCTGGAAAGATGTGATTAAGATTCTAAAAAATAAACTAATAAGCGAATCCTGGCAAAATATAGAAGATTATGTTAAAAGGAATAAAGAAACATTCTCAGAAGTTCAAAAGATGGCTGGACCTGATGCACTCCAAAAAGTGTTTAATCAAATCAGTGCTAAAATATGGAGCATAAATAATAAAACTAAAGAGGTAAACTAACAATGGCAAAAGATAAAGAACAAAAAAAACAAGACAATGAGATACCTACTGCATTAGAGGACAAAGACATAAAAACAAAAGTAACAACATTTAAGAAAATGGTGGAAGATGTATTTCTTAAAATAGATGATATTGCTTCCGCAGAATTTATGATGGATGTTACTGCAAGGATGAGAAACCGGCTCAAAAGCATAATTGAACTATCTTCTGCAAAGCATATGAAGATTCAGGGACATTGGAAAACAATTCCTCCTAAGATGCATATCAGAAACCCTGTTGCAAGGAAAATCAGTAATGATGAAGCAAGGGTGACCTTTGGGGTATATGCAATGGATGATAAAGGAAACAAACAAGAGTTCGAGAACAAGGCAGAAATCGAGACTGTCTCTGGAGGCAAAGTAAAAACAGTCATGTCAGTGGATTATCGGATCGCGCTTGAAGTCACTGAGATAATCAAGATGGGTAAACCTATCACAAGAGAAATAATGAAGATGGGAGAGGTAGAACAATGAAAAAAAACGAAGTAAAACTTAATTGGGATGGAGAAACAATTAAGCAAGAGGTCAAAGTTCCAGAGATTAAGTTAAGTCCTAAACAGCTACTTGACAGTTTAGATCAGGCAAGAAACCAGATAACTCAAATGCAGCAACAGAAAACTCAGCTTGAAACAAATCTTAAGACTGCTGAAGAAAATATTAAATCTGCTGAAGAGTTTGTCAAAGAAAGAAGCGAATTTGAAGAGAAATGTGTTAAACTTCAATTGACCAAACTTGACCTTTACATCAATAAATTATATGATGAATGTAAAGAAAAGGCTGAAGAACAGACTAAGAAAACAATTGAACAAAGTCCTGATGCATACACAGATAACCAAAAAGATAATATGAAATTTGTGAACTTCCAGAGATTGCTTGCAACAAATGGAAAAATTGCAGAAAACATCAGCAATAAACTGATAGCTAAACATCTGTTTGAAGAGCCGAGATTCACTAATCCCTTTAAGGGGGAACAATGAATGGGGAAGAATTGATTGGAAATTTAGATGCAAAAAAATGGGCAGAAGAATTTGTTAAAAGAGTAAAGAAGAAGCCATCAATAGCAACGGATGAAGGAACTATGATTGGGTGGTTTGCTAATGCAATTATGACAGGATATGATAAGAGAGGAGGGAAACAATGAAAATAAGCGAATTAATAAAAACCTTGGAATATGAATTAAAAGATCATGGGGATTTGGATGTGTATATCTCTATCAACCCCAAGAATAAGACTTTGCTGACTGATACTGCTGGACTATTATCTACCACTAATCTCGTTACATCTTGTGACAATACTGAGGGAGATAAATGGGAATTTGGGATACGTAACTGGATGATGTAAGAATCTCATAGATTAGATTTTTTATTTTTATTGTCATAAACTCCTACAACGCTAAGGATATAAGGAGTAATCCAGGAGTCCTGAAGTGCTATGACCGCCAGAAGCTCCCCACATAATAGGGCGTGGGGATTCTTTTCAATTAGCTATTTTTGGTTAGGATTTAAATAAACTAACATTCTTAATTAAATAAATGGCTTTTTTTAATAGACTTGGCAGTAATCTTAAAACTCTTGCAACTAAGAAGGTTAGTCCTCAGACTCCGATCCAAGATATAGGAATCACCAGAATCGGATTCGGAACTGAACAAGAAAGAGAAGCAATATATCCTCAATGGTTTTTCTCCAGCAGGCTCGGTCAACCGAGAGCTAAGTTTGATATGATTAAGTTAAGGAATTTGTCCCAATCTGCATGGGTACAGATGGTTCTTAACACGTTTAAGAAAGAAATCAATACAATAGAATGGAGAATAGTGCCAGAAGATGAAACTGATGGGATAGATTATACAGAGGATATAAACACTGTTACAGAGTTTATGAACAAAATAAATAAAAATAATCAAAACATAGATAACATTAATTCTGAAGTAATAACTGATTTAGGAGAAATTGATGCAGGAGTATTTAATTATGTCTATTCGTCTGATTCATACGATATAGGAGATGTCCCTGTTTATGATGCAATAGGAAAAATAATAGCCAAAGAAATAGGGCTTATCTTAAAACCTATTGGTTCAAGGACACTTACCCAGATAAAATCTGTTGACGGCGGCAGCATGCTGAAACAAGTCGATATTCATAAAAACTTATTAAGATTCTACCAATATTCATTTAAACATCCACGACAAAATCCTACTCCTTTTGAACCAGCAGAAATAAGTTATTTGATTATGAATAGTAAATCATATAGTATTTATGGATTTAGTCCAGTGCAATCTATCCAGCAAGTCCTTGAATTACTGATTCAAGGAACGAGATATAACAAAGATATGTTCACAAATAATGCTATTCCTGATTTACTCATCGGTATTGATAAGATTCCTCTTCCAGAATTAAAGAAACTGAAAAGAAAATGGAATAATGAATATGCTGGTAAACCTCATCAAGTGAGTTTCATTAATTGGGGTATTGATAAAATCCATAAACTTGGAGAATCAAACAGGGATTTAGAATGGTTAGATGGTCAGAAATGGTATTCTAAAATTGTGTTTGCCGCTTTTGGGGTAAGTCCTACTGAAGCTGGATTCTTTGAAAATGCAAATAAATCTAATGATGAAGGTCAGGCAAGAGTAACAGTAAGAAACGCAATAAAACCTTTCCTTACTTTGCTTGAACAACAGCATACAACCAGAACTATCCCAGAGATACTTCAGAAAGAAAAATCTGGCTTGAAATTCAAATATTTCCCTAAAGACCATGTTCAGGAAAAAGTTGAGTTTGACCAACATAAATGGGAATTAGAGAACGGCGCGCTGACTATCAATGATTACAGAAAACTTCAAGGAAAAGAACCTTACGAATGGGGTGATGAACCGTTTAAGAAGCCAGGACAAGAGACTTCTTTCAATTTCGGCGGACTTCCGAACAATAATCCAGATGAAACAGAAGAAGAAAATCCTAAAAAGCCTGACAAAAAAGAGGAGAAAGAAGAGAAAAAAGATTATAATATCACTAAACCGAAAGCAGTCGAAGATTGTGTAAGGGCTTTGATGGCAGACCCTGACTTTAAACCGCAAGCAGGAAGAACTAAAGAAGAATCTGCTTATGCTGTTTGCCAGTCTAAGCATGGAAAATCCTGCCCCAGTTGTCAAGTTGAAAAAGATCTAATCATTGAAGCAGGAGAAGAAATAATTGATGAGTCTAAAACTTACAGTGAGTTTCTTACTAACCTTTTTAATGACATGGAAAAGAAAGTCTTAACCGCTGTCGATAAGATGGGCTTAGAAAAATCTTATAAAATAGATAAAACTTTTGGAGAATTTGTAAAGAATCTGTTTAATATAGTCAATACTGCTACTTTTGCAAAGCATGTAAAACGATTCATAAAAGCTGATTTGGTCACTGGTTTAGTTAGCGCTGAAGAAGAGCTTAATGTTGACATTGGTTTTACTGATGCTTACAAGCAGAAACTTAATGTATTGAGCCAGGAGCAACTTAACGGATATAAAATTTCAGGCAAGAAATGGTTTGGGATAAAAGGTGTCAGTAAAGAGATACAATCAAAAATAATTATGACAGTTCAATCTGGGATTTCAGAGCATAAGACAATAAAAGAGATTAAAGAGGATATAAAAAATGATTTTGCAGGATTCAGCGACCATCGAGCAAATTTAATCAGTAGGACAGAGACAAACAGGGTTTTAAATGAGTCAAAATTGTTAGGATATAAAGAAAGCGGATTGGAAGGTGGAAAAGTTGTCAAAGTCGCATTAGATAATCGAACTTCAGATATTTGTAAAAGGCTGCATACAAAATATGCAAACAATCCTATTTCACTTGATGAACCTTTTATTGATGATAAAAATATGAAAGAATATACCACTCCTCCATTTCACGTTCAGTGCAGAACTACGATCGCATTTAGACCGAAATAAGGTTAGGATTTAAATAAATCAAAGTTTAGAGGTAATAATATGAGAACAAATAAAGCAACGCATGAAATGAATGTTGAACTTTTCGCGCCAGTGATGAAAGAATCAAAAGGGAAATATATCGCAGTCCTTTCAGACACTTCTATTGATAGAGATGGAGAACGAGTAGGAAAATCTGCATTGACAAAAATAGTTAAAAAAGGAGGATATATTGCTGCATTGGTTGACCATGAAAATAAAGTATTGAATCAAGTTGCTCAATGGACTAATATGAGATTGAAAGAGCTTGATGGTCATACTGTCCTCGTTGCAGAACCAAAGTTTTTCCCTTCAAACAAAAAAGCAAAAGAGATAAAAGGCATGCTGGATGAAGGTGCAGAGATAGGAATTTCTATTGGCGCAATCGTAAAAGAATATGAGGATGAAAAGATAAACGGCGATTCTATGCGCACATTTACAGACTTAGAATTATTGGAAGCCAGTTTTGTGGCAATTCCCAGTAATCGTCATGGCAGGGCTATGTTGGCTATGGCAAAATCATTTAAAACAAACAAGGGTGAGATTATGGAACTAACACAGAAAGATATTGATATGGCTGTGGAAAAGAAAGAAAGCGAATATACTGAGAAAATCGCTGACTTTGAGAAACAGCTTGAAACAAAAGATTCTGAACTTGCTAAACTGAAAAAAGATGTTGAAGATTCAGAAAAAGCAAAAGACGAAGCTGAAGAAAAAGTTGAAGAATCAGAGAAAGCAGTTGTAGATGCAGAAGCTAAAGTTGCAGAATCAGAGAAGAAAGCTAAAGAAGCTGGAAAAGAATCTCTTGAAAAACAGAAAATAGCTGACGAAAATCTACAGAAAGGTAGGGAAGATGCTGAAACAGCATTAAAAGAAGGTAAACTCCCTATAATGAACGCATAAAGAGGTAATAACAATGAAAGCAATATTCAAAGATCGGGAAGATGGCTTCAGTGAAGAACTTTGCAAATCAAAGTTCAATGCCGGAGTTATCGGAAAAGACTCATTCGGTGGAGTGTCAAAAGAATATTACAATCCATTTGACAGAGTTGACAACAGAAGGGAAATCGCATTAAAGACTTACGAGATTAATAAGGTTTCCATAGATTCACAGACAGGCGGAGCAGGTACAGCAGGTACAGCATTAGTGCCAGTTTATCCAGACCCCTCAGTAGTTGACAGGACAAGTAGAATACTTCCGTTTAGGACAATGGTTCCTCGTAGAGCTGTAAAAGGTTTGACATATGATTACATCCCTCTTACTGCAAAAGGCGGAGCATTCTGGGCAGGAGAAAATGCAGCACTTAGCGCTGTAGAAGATACCTATGACCGGAAATCTGTCGCAATTAAGTTCTTGTATGCTAAAGGTAGCGTATCAGGGCCAGCAATTGCAGGAATGAGAGGATTTATTGACCCTACTCAGCTTGATTTAAGTGTAAAGACAATATCTATTTACGAAGCTGAAGAAGATGCACTTATTAACGGAGATGCAAGCACAACTGTTTATGAACCAAATGGTATGATCCAACTGATTACCACAAATACCACAAACAGAGGTGGCGGACTTCCTACACTTCCACTGATAAGGGCAGAACTGGCAACCACATTTAATGCAAATGGTAATGTCAATTTGGCAATAACTGATGCAACCACTCACAATTATATCAAAGGTTTGCTACAGGATTTCCAAAGAAACATTAATCCATCTCAGGAAATGCTTGGTTTCGGTATACCTGGAGCTTTCGGGTTCGATGATGTAATGTTCATCAAAGATAGGTATATGCCAACTACAGCTAACGGGAAAAGGATTTTGTTCCTTGACATGAGATACATCTTTATGGCAGTCCTTCAAGACTTGACCTATGAAGAGAAATACACTGATGCAGACGGGGAAGTCTACATGCTGAAAGAATACATCACCCCAGTAAACACATTCGAAGCAAGCTGTTCACAGATGTACGGCATTGCATGAGGAGGTAAAAGAACATGACAGCAGTTACTGAAACATTCAGGAAAGTTGGGCATTGTGGTGATTTGAAGATAATCACTATTCAAGGCGCCGCTACAACCGCAACAGGTTATACAATCGACCTATTGACGGATGCAACTGATGGAAAAGGTATGGTAATAACACAAATCCTTAACACACTTGTTCAGGATGATGCAGGAGCAGATAAAGATTCCACTTGGGATCCTGCAACAGGAATTATCACTCTTGGAACCATCACAACCGGAATCCATAACATAACCATAATCGGCTATTAAATAGCCATATTTTTTTATTTTTATTATTTTAGTGATAACCGTATCATGTAGCCTGAGACTGCATGGTGAAAGCACTCTGTAAACTACAGGGGGGCAAACAACTCTCAGGGAGAAAGAAAAATGGCAACAGAAGGATTTGTGAGTGACCCTATCGGTCAGGTGGCAGCACCACCATATACTTATGATAAATATAAATTTGCATCAGACATATCATTCAATGGAAATGTTAGGAAATCACCTGGCAGATATTACTTAGAAGAATTCTTCACGAAATTACCAGATGCGAATGCAGTTATCAATGCAGCTTTTACTGATGCAGATGCTACAGCCGCAGCAAATACTGTTATTAAAACAGCAAGTAATGCAGCTAATAAAGATTTTGAGATTCTTGGAACAAATGCAGACATTGCAGATTTTAGTTGGGACACAATCGCTGGCGGAGTAAAAATGACCACTGGTGGCGCAGACAACGATCAACTGATTATACTTCCTCATTTAGACTCAAAACAGTCTGCTTGGACTGGAGTACTGTGGGGAACAGAGAATCAAGTTATCTGGGAAGTGGCTATCAGAACAGGTGCAAGTATCGCTACTATACTTATTTGGGCTGGGCTTAAATTAACTAATGACCCTACAATCGCTACAGATGACGACCAAATATATTTCAGGTTTGACACTGATGTGCCAGACACAAATATCCAGATTATCTCAAGCATTGGAGGAGTTGATACTACAACTGATTCAGGCGTTGCACTTGCTGCAAGCACAAATTATAATTTAAGGATTGAGATAGATTCAAGCAGGAAAGCGCATTTCTACATAAACAATGTAGAGAAGTACATTAGTACTGCGCTTACAGATAATATCGATTTTATTCCTTATGTTGGTGTTCAGTCTCTTGCAGGCGCAGCAGATGACATGACATTATGTTATCAGAAAATCAGTAGGATATTGTTTGAATAGATTTATTTTTTTTATTTTTTATCATTCGTCTGAAACCTTGACGGAACAGACATAAATAAAGCAAGGAGGAAATAAACATGGTAAATCCATTAGAATCATTGGAAAGATTAGGGGTAAGCACCCACACAGTTCAGGCATTGACAAACAATCTCTGGCCCCAATACAAAGCTCTTGAGACAACTGTCATTTTTGATGGCGGAACGGTAAACGCAATAGGGGATTATGACGGCACTGGAAACCCTGTTACCCTTCTAACAGTAACAGGAACTGTTGAAATGTCAATAATCGCTGTTTGTGAGACAAGCCTGACTGGAGCTTCTGCTACAATTGAATTAGGAACTGCAATCACAACAGCAGGAATACTTGCGCAAGCTGTTGGAACAACACTTATAGTAAACGAAATATGGCATGATGGCACCCCTGATGCAAGCGTAGAGCTTACCAGTGTAACAAAAAGAAATATAGTAAATCAAGATGTCATTTTGACTGTAGCAACTGCAAATGTCACGGCAGGAGTTATCAGATTCATAGTAAAATGGGCACCTATCAGCAATGACGGAAACGTGGTGGTCGCTTAAATTGGCAAAAATCACTAATGCAGTTCTTGCAGAGAAAATGGATAATCTGACAGAAATGATAAAAGAAGATATTAAACCTGCTGTAAGAAAAAATACTGAGTTTCGATTGAAATTTAAAGGAGTAGTTGCTGTCGTTTCAGGTATTGCGGCTTCAGTCAGCGCAGGGACGATATTAATCGCAGATAAACTATTCAAATGAGGTAATAACTATGAAATTTAAAAATATATCAAAACGAACAAAACATCTTAAGATTGACAGAACTTGGCTTGCAGTAAAGCCAGATGAAGAGTTTGAAGTCTTGAAAACTCTGGGGATATTACATCTTGATCCTGAACTTGAAAAGGTTAAAGAGAACACGAAAGAATGTTCATGTATTCCTGAAAATGGTGAGGCTTGCAGCGATTGTTCAAAAGAGAAGCAAGCTATATCTAAAGACATACCAAAGAAAAAAGAAAAGAAAGAAATGATTGATGTATCTGAATTAGACGAAAAATCTAAAGCAAGAGTGAAAGATTTGAAAGACGATCTTAAAGATGATGGCAAAAGAAACAATAGCCATAAGAAAGCTAAACCAAAATCAAAAGCTAAACCTAAGAAAAAATGAAGAAGTTTGTTTTATTGGGACTGATTGTACTGTTTGCAATGACTGCTTTAGCCTGGACTCCTCAAGATGATGTTGATTTAAGAAATTATTATCAGATAGTAAATGGCACTAATATAAGTGGAACTGCTTTTTATCAAGACGGTAACGCTGTTTTAGATAATACTACTGTGATAAATACTGCTAATTATTCAGCTTATGCAAATCTTTCAAATTATGCAGTTGAAGTTACCAATATTACTATTTATGATTACAATATTTTATCTTATTGGCAGAATCTTACTGGCGTTCCTACTGTCTTGTCTAATTTTACTGATGATTTAGGAGATAGAGGATATACTTCATTAGATAATTTCACAAACGATCCAGGATTTATCAATTCAAGTTATGGCAATGATACATATATTCTTCAATCAAGTGAATCTGATTTGAATGTAAATTCTTCAGATTATTGGGATAATTTAGACTCTCCTACAGATATTACAGAAATGGGAACATTTACTGCTGATAATATTACTCTTAATGGTTTTACCAATGGTTCAATTTTATTCATTTCCGAAGATGGCAAGATAACACAATTAAATACTGGACTATTTTTTGAAGTTAATGGAACAAGTGGAAAATTGGCTGTTGGTTCTTATGATAAATTACGAAATATTATTCAAGCAGTTATAGATGATTCAAAAACTGATTTGGAAGATATTAAAGGATTAGTTGCTGTAAGAAATATTAATCAAGGTGAAAATACTACTGCTGGGTTCACTGCTCAAACAGTTGATAGTGATGGTGATGTGTATAGTATGTTTAGATTGATTGGAATAGCACGAAGCCACCAAGATGATAATGTTACTGGCGATTTAGCTGTGGAAATAAGGCATGAAGGAGATAGAGAAGTTAAATGGTATTTTACAAGTGATGGTAAATTTATTGCTGGCAGAAATTATACAAAAGATTCAGATACAACTGTTCAAGTTACAGGAAATCTAACTGTTGAAGATTATATTTATGGACAACCTATAACTGGCGGAATAGAAAGTGGAATCTTGTATAGCTCTGAATATGTAAAAACTACTGGAAATGTAAATATAACCATAAACTCTGATTTAGAGGTTCATTATCCTGATATTTTAGCAAGAGTTGTTAATGCTAAGGGGATAGAAACTTATTGTGAATTATCTGAAGGAGACATGAATGTGACAGATAATCAACATACCATATATTATTTTAATAGTTCATGTGATTTAATCTCTGATACTTTTGCCAATTATTATTCAAGTGATAGGATGCCTGACGATTATGCCAGAGTATTTGATGTTTATGCAATTGACGGAAATGTTGAAGAAGTTGAAGGTGCAGCAATAATTGAATTAACTGATAGGAAAGAACGACAGATTAATATCCTTTGTAGTTCAAATAGTCATTTATCTATTTGTAATGGATTTGCCATAACCCAAGATACTTTTCCTTCTATTAATGTTTCAAGTGGAAATTTTGTTTATATTAACTCTTATATGCCTACTGAAGCAAGGTCATCGCTTGTTGATGGACTCCATTTAATATATCATACAGCTGGAGATTGGGCTCATACAAATATTACTGGATTGAATGTAACTCATTGTGATAATGGGACAGATTTGGTAGAAT